TGGAGGTAAAACTCCATGACTCTTGAAACTGTCTTTTCAGACAATTCCAAGGGTGTATGACTCAAAAAGTCTGCATCTGAGGGATTGCCCCGCAAGCACCATTTGGTACTTACGCGTCGTCTTAAGGGAAAGCCCTTGAGTACGTACTATCTGACTCGAAAGGGTTAGGTAGAGACCTTGGAGCCCACACAATCCTGAAAAGGAAGGTAACCCCGTTACCGGGATTGAATTTCCTTAGTCGGATCACGTGGTTGTCCGTACTGTTGTCCTGAAATTTTAAGGTGTGCGGAAGATAGGAACGAGACCGCGAGCGGTGACCCGTTAACTCCCGATAACCGTAAATTCGGTTAGGACGTAACCCTCTCAAGGCCCGAGTCTGACAATACGCGCTTCCTATTATGGAAGGCTGCAGTACGCCAGCTGCGTGTGAAGGTTAAGGGAAGGAAAGGTTTTCCAACCCTAACAGACACGCGCGAGTTCAGGTTCTGAGGAGGTTACAATACTTAGGTCACTAGGAAGATCCTGTCTCAATCTTAGGAAAGAGATGGGTGGCTCCTTGTGAAAGGAGGGTCCGAAATCCTGCATCTGCGAAGGTGTAGGGGGGGTGATCTGGGTGCTGTGATAATCCGATGACAGCCTGATTGGTGAACAATTCGCCAAAGCCTACCAAGGCTGGCTGCGGCTCCCGAAAGGGAAAACCGAAGTCCAAGGAATTGTAACAAACTGCTCTACACCACAGATGAAGAACTTACAACGTAAGTCCCCAACTCTGATGCGTTTAGCTAAGGATGTCACAACCCTTGGTGCCATGGTCTCTGTAAAACGAGGCCTACCAATAGTGAACCATCTCATCCGAGTGGTTCATGTTTTGGGTATGGGAATTAACCGTTCAGTTGTCAAAGTGATCATCACCTACCTTGCTCGCCTATACAACATACAAAGGCGTAACGGACTCTCTTTCTTGGTGAAAACCTTGAAGGGGATGAACGTTGCGCTAATGCAGTCGGTAGGTGGGCAACGCCTACAGAATCTGAACCCGTTAGGGCTACGATTCTCTAGAACGTCGCGCGGACTCCCCAGGATAATTCCTGTGCTTCATAGAAGACGGATTGTTGCTGGTGATCTCTGGACGCTTCGCCTGTGGACCACGTTATTCGGGTTATACCGAGTAATTGAAGTTCCAGGCAAGCTGAAAGTGAAAACCATCACCGACGAGTCAACTATGAACCAACTGCTTCTTCCCGAATTTAGTCAATTCGTGAGGGAGCAATTCTATCCAAGCCTGTCTCGGCTCGTTGGAAAACGAACCGGGATAATGCGAGGGTGGTCGTTGGGAGCACTTGAATTCCTGGCAAGTCTTAAAGCAAGACCCTTCCTGATCAGCAAGTCAGGTCCCCATGTGCGGAAAGATCCGGATAGCCCGGCCCAAGGGTCGGTAACTATCTTGTCTACTTCGCCATCGGGGATCTTCGCTGCAGCAGTCGTATGGTCCTCTAGTCCGCTTATGCCTTTCCTAACGGATTGGTGTAAGATGACTAAGAACATATGGTTGCTAAATCGGATTGAACTTTGGTCCAATCCCAAGGCAACCTCGGCCGTTGACTTCGTCACGAATAGTGATGTTGTCTCCGAACTGGGTTCTTTGGGACGACTCGGGTTTAAGGATGAGCCGGCAGGCAAGGTGCGAGTATTCGCCATGGTGGACTGCTTCTCACAGTGGCTATTTGATCCGCTTCACAAAGCGATCTTTAGCGTACTGGAGCGCATTCCGACAGACGGGACATTCGACCAGTTAGCCCCGGTTAGACGATTGATGAAGACGTGTCCGAAAGGACCGTACTACTCTTTCGATCTCTCTGCGGCAACTGATCGTTTGCCTTTGTCGATCCAGAAGGTACTTCTCAGCTCGGTCTTAGGACCTTGGGCTGCTGAAGTATGGGGAACTCTCCTAGTAGGTCGAGACTATCTCGCACTGCATAAGGACCTTGGTAAAACCTCGGTCCAACTGCGGTACGCGACAGGACAACCTATGGGAGCTCTTTCCTCCTGGGCCATGCTTGCCTTGACCCACCACGCGATCGTTCAGTGGGCCGCTCTTCGAGCAGGTGTGATCACCTTAGGAGGGAAATGGTTCCTAGACTATGCTGTCTTAGGTGACGACATAGTAATAGCTAACGGTCGTGTAGCCAAGCATTATGAATTCCTGATGGACGCACTTGGTGTCGAAATCGGGATTCATAAATCCTTGATCTCTCTCCATGGACTCGCGTTGGAGTTCGCTAAGCGTTTCCTGACATCCGTCGGGGACGCTAGCGGAGTTCCGCTTGCGGAGTACTGGGCGTCATCGAAATCACTTTCGGTGATCCTGGAATTCGCTCGAAAACACGGGTTAACCCTTTCACAGATGCTATCTGTGCTAGGCTATGGATACAGAGCCAAAGGATCCATGTCGGTTGCCTTTACAAAGCAGCCTTCACGGATTGCCAACTACATGATCGCCTGGTATTCTCCCATGGGCCCTGGTTTCGTTAGCTTGGAAGACTTCTTCACCCGAAAGGGATGCGGAAGCCACTACAAGTCAACGCCAACCAAGGTTCAGGCTCTTTGTGAGTCGATTCTGGATGGTGAGCGTAAAGCACTCATGGACCGGATAGATTTGCTTGATCCTCTGGTAACAGAGATCAAGAAACTGGTGACAGTTTACAGAGATCGGCAGCATTATGGCATGACCAAGGAGGTTGTACCTCGAGCCGTTTTCAAGGACCTCCAGGACGGATCATGGGATCTCGACTCACGTCGGATCGCTAATCAGGTCTTGGAGAGTATCAAGGAAACGGTCTTTAGGGAAGCCTTCTTGGACACAGTTATAAAGCTGCGGGATCTAAGAACCAAACTCGAGGAATTCTCGGTAGTTGGTCGTGACTGGCCAGCTATTCAGGAACTAGTGGATCTGTACCGTGAGGTAGCAGACGAACTGGGCTCTTTACCCCTGCCTAAGGCTCTTTATCAACGGATGTCGGATAAAACCGATTTCCGTGTTAAGGCGCAATGGGTGGATCTGTATCGAGCACACTCGGGACACCTCCGGACAACTAAAGCTACCTAACCTGGGTGTTCCTCCGATATTGGAAGATATCCCATAGTCAAGTTTGACTCTAGCGTTACTGGAGTTGAACCTCTCACTGTGGAGAAGGAGGCAGACCTCGGTCTGGCCAACACTCAGCGGTTTCCCATATAAACTGTCAGGTCCCTGCGAAGGGTAACCCTGACGGAAATATTTTCGAAAACGCATCTGAGCGTCGC